AAAACAAAAATACGAAATGGCGGCAGAACTTCGTGACCGTGAAAAAAGTATTTTAATGAAACTTGACGAAGAAAAGAAGAAATTTGAAGAACAACTAAGGACTAGTAAACGTGGCATCCCGGAAGATTTAATTTATGAAGTTGTATCAAATATGACAAAAATACCTGTTAGTAAAATTAATATTGATGAAAAAAATTCTTTAGTTAATTTAGAAGATTCACTTAATGGTTCTGTAATTGGTCAAGATGAAGCTGTTAAAAAAATATCAAAGGCAATTAGAAGAAATAGGGTTGGTATTAAGGACCCAAATAGACCAATTGGTTCGTTTATATTTTTAGGATCAACAGGTGTTGGTAAAACATTTCTAGCTAAAAAACTGGCAAAAGAAATTTTTGGGAGTGAAGATAGTTTGATTCGTGTTGATATGTCCGAATATCAGGAAAAACACACCATATCACGACTAATAGGTTCCCCTCCAGGATATGTTGGTCACGAAGAAGGTGGACAATTAACAGAACAAGTTAAAAATAAACCATATTCAGTTATTTTGTTTGACGAAATTGAAAAGGCCAATAAAGATATTTTTGCAACACTACTACAAATGTTAGACGATGGTCATATGACGGATGGACTAGGTAGAAAAATTAATTTCAAAAACTGTTTAATTATTATGACTTCAAACATTGGTGTTAGAAAAATACAAGATTTTGGAAGTGGTGTTGGATTTAAGACAAATAATAATAGTGACGCTGTCCAGGAAGAATACAAAAGGGATGTTTTGAAAAAAGAATTAAGTAAGTTTTTCGCACCAGAATTTTTAAATAGAATTGATGATGTTGTAATTTTCAATTCTTTAAAGAAAGAGCACATTGATAAGATTGTAAAATTAGAAATTGATAAACTTATCGATAGATTAACTTCAATGAAATACAAAGTTTCTTACGAACAATCAGTAATTGATTTAATTGCTAAAGTTGGTTTTGATGAACAGTATGGAGCAAGACCAATTAAAAGAGCAATCCAGGATAAAATAGAGGATCTTATTTCTGAAAAAATCTTAACAAATGAAGTTACAGAAGAAAAAGATTATATGTTATTTGTGAAGGGTGCTAGTGAAGACCAAACTATTGAAATAGAAGAAAGAATAAAACCAGAACCAAAGAAAAAAGGTAGAAAGAAAAAGGAGGATTAAAAACCCTCCTTTTTTTTAATGTTTAGTATAACCCAGTTCTTCTATCATTAGTTTACCAACTTTAATACCGTTATAGGTATCTTCCACAACAACATATTCATTTCTTGTGTGATAGTTGTAATAACCAATTGAAATATTAAAACAGGATAGACCAAAATTTTGATTTAACGGAAAGATGTCCGTATAAGGGTGTCTGTGGTATTTGGTATCGCCTGGAAAATGCTCTGTAATTAAACGCCCACCAACATTAAAAAATTCTGTGTCCCTTTTAAACATTGGTTTGTTCATTAGAAATTCTGAAATCATATTATTTTCTGGTGCATCAAATTGGATTACATACCCAATGTTTTTGAAAAATTTTGGGTCAGCGTTAGACGATCCTTTACATCCAGTTTCTTCAGCAACAAAAAATGCTGCTTTAAGATTAGGTAATTCTTTTAACAATTCAAGACAAGCGTATACACCACATTTGTCGTCACCACCAATACCAGTTGGTTCTCCTTTATCGTTATAAGCTTTAAGAGCTAATTTGACTTCTTTCTGTGCATTTGGGAGTTTTTCTTCAACAACATTAATTGAGTCTATTGTATGAACTGTATCTGTGTGTGCAACAACACATGGAAAATACTCAATATTTTCATCAGTTTGTTTTGTTGCATATATGTTGTAGAAGTTATCAACATAATACGGAATCTTATTTTCGTCCAACCATTCTGTGATAAAATCAATCATCAAATCTTCTTGATAAGTTTTTGTTGGTACAGACAACACTTGTTTTAATAATTCAAAATTTCTTTCCATACCACAAATATAGAAATATTATTTTGATTTACAAAAGTTTTTTTAATATTTTTCTCACACTCTCAAAAAGTTCTGGATGATATAATTGTAAATTCAAATCTTCAAGGTTATCAACAGACCTTATTTCTTTTTTATTACCTTTATATAAATCAAAATATAACTTATTTGTCTTTGTGTCAAATTTATAAAAGAAAACTTCGATACCTTTTTCCGGTAATTTTATTAATTTACTAAAACCACCAAGACCCATAACTGTATCGTAAATTTTATCATATTCTTCTCTATCAACACCATCAAATTCTTCTTCAGTTTTTTCTAACATCTTTTCAAGATTTCGAGTAAGTTCTTTTTGGAATCCTTCATCATCATAATCATCACACCAAACATTATACTCCAAATCGTACCAACCACCAGGATCTTTATCACCATAAGTTTTATATAATAATGTTAACATTCCTTTTAAATCTTCATCTTCAGCATTTAACATTTTATATAGATTTAATAAAATGTTTACAGATGTTACAAATTTATAAGCGTTTTGTTTTTGTATAACGCCAAAATTTCTAAACGGGTCATTTGTTTCGTCCATTAATTGTTTTTGTACAGCCCTTGAGATACATTCTTCGTGGTATCTTCCATATTCGTATGTGATATCGCTGACCTCATCACCAAATTCAATATATAAAGTTCTTGCAATATCAGAGTTACTAACATCATTATTATTTCCAAGTTGTAAATTTGGGTCTATTAATTTTAGTATTTTATTTGTTATTTCAATATTTTCACCTCTAAAAGCATCAACTATATAACCTTCTTTCCAATCTTCTTCATATCTCCACATATCAAAATCATACTCGAAACTATACCTACCCATAAATCGTCTCCACATATATAAATCATCTTCATCTGTAACACCTAAAACCTCTAAAAAATCATCGTCATCATCAAATGTAATTTCAACTTTTGGTGATTTACCTTTTGTATAGTAAATATGATTTATTAGTTCGTCAGGATAAGACCATCTATTAACTTCTTCTCCTTTAGCTATTTTTTTTAAAAATTCATAGGTTTCACTTGCCATATTAGATAAATATAATTATATTTGTATTTATATATAGTTCTTTGATAATATGGGGGTGTTTTTGGATTTGACAGGTATCGGCTGAGGAATAAGGGCACGTAGGGACTGAGTTAATCTCTTTAAAAACTGACTTAGAAAACAACTGGCAATGTGCTAAACAAAATGGAAACTCTTGGATTAGTAAGAGGTTCTGAAGTTACTGTAGCTTAATTAGATACGGAAACGGGGGGTCGGCAGACATATAACCTAGCAACAGAAGTCGTAGTTTGATAGAGCACACCGGATGGCTCTCTAAATCCGATTCGGGACCATTGGTTGTTGATTTACGATGGTGAAGAACAAATCAAATATTTTGGGGTATTAGAAAATACCAACCTAAACGTGTAGTCCTTATCTGACAGGATATTATGGACGAGGGTTTGATTTCGGACCCATCTATTGGTAACAATAGATTAAAAATCGGATGAACTCAGGGAAACCTCAGCACGTAATGGTGGTGGCAATCCTGAGCCAAGCTTACAGAGTAAGAAGGTGCAGAGACTACTGGAGTGTGGCGACACACTTAATAACCAGCAAGAGCGTCCGACATCTTAACGAGATGATGATATAGTCCAAACAATAATGAAAATTATTGAGTAATTTTGCGAGTCCCTCCACCTCCACCATTTAATCCCACTATAATCAAATAGTGGGATTTTTTATATATTTTTTTGTGGAGATGTGTGATTTTTTTTGTGGGGGTGGCGATATTTATATAAAAAATAATTATGGGAAGAAAAAAAGAATTGGTTACTTGTAATAACCCAAAATGTAATAAAGAATTTTACAAAGATTCTTCAGAAGTAAAAAGAAATGAAAAGATTGGTAGAAAAAACCATTGTTCTTTAGAATGTTGTGGGCATACAAGTCATAAACATTTAAAAAAATACTCCGAAGAAAATATAAAATATTTAATTCCTTACCGAGGTGTTAAACGTGATAAATATACCGGGTTAAGAGAACATTTCAGACGAATTAAAAAAAGAAATCACGAATATAATATAACATTAGATGATTTACTTGAGTTATGGATAGAACAGAATGGTACTTGTATTTATAGTGGTGTAAAATTACTTCACCCAAATGAAGGTGGTAATAATTTAAACACAGCATCTTTAGATCGAATAGACAGTAATTTAGGTTATATTAAAGGAAATTTACAATTTATAAGTATTATTTGTAATCAGGCAAAAAATAATTTAACCCATCAAGAAATGTTAGAGTTTATAAAAATAATTTATAATCATCATAACAAATCGATAGTATAATTAAAAAACCCACTCTTTTGAAGTGGGTTTTCTTTTTTAGGAGATATCCTAATTACTTAACAGAAGTAGTGTCTTTTACTACCTCAGTTGCATTAGTTGTAGATTCTACAGCAGTTGCATCTTCAGTTGCGTTTCCTGTTCCTTTTTCACCACAAGATGTCATAAGAGAGATTGTCGTGAAAATTGTTAAAGAAATTAAAAATAATTTTTTCATTTCGAATAAGGTTTAATTAAAGTTTATTATACTATATATATACTACATTTTTTGTAAAAATCAACAAAATAAAAGTTAAGCAGATAGATTTTGGTTATTAACAACATATGTATTTACAATATAACTTGAGAAATATTTTTTTAAGACATTTAGAATGTCTCCCCAGCTTATTGTATATTCTTCTGCTAACCACTGAAAAAGATTTTTTCCACCGTAACTCCAATTTTTAATTAATGCGGCTAGTTTGGCCTTTGTATTTATCTGACTTAAAAGTGTTAAAAAATTACCAGAACCCATACCTTCTAATGCCGTTTTTATTTGTGTTGCGGTGTTTTTAATTGTATTCCAATCCTGGGATGTGGACGACCAACCTCTTGCAACTTTAAATAAATTTGCAACTTTTTGTTGGTCGGAATAATTTTTTGTATATGTCGTAGTTTTTTGAAGTCCTTGGTCCCAACCACTACCAGTGTTTGCTTCGTGTGCACCAAATCTTGCAGCATTTAACCATAATTGTTCTTTGATTAATTTGTGTTGTCTTTCTGAAATTATAATTATCATATTAATAAATATATGGATAAAAAAAAGGACAACTAATTGTT